CAATATCATGATTTAGAACACGAAGGTGAAAAATATAGAATGCACCAAACACAATATTACAATAGTAACTTTAAAGATAAAGATCCAAGCTTTAATCCTAGAGTATCTAAAATAACATTATTTAAGATTACTAAACCAGCGGCAGATAGATTTGATAAAGAAAAAAGTGATAACTTAGGAACTGTAGTTGTTAAGACAGATCAATATATACAGGACTTAAATAATTTACCGGGGCTAGGTAAAAGAGTAAGTGAATTAGTTAAGGAAGGTACTGACAACGAAAAAGAGCTTAAAGGAGCTGAAATGGTCCAATATATTATGGACAGGTGGAATTGGTCAGAAGAAAAAACACTAAGGTTTCTTGCAGATAAATTTGGGAATAGTCAAGAAATTAAAGAAAATGAGAACGAATTAAATATTAACGGTAAAGCAGTTGATATAAGTACTATAGAAATAGAAGGAGTAGATACATCTCAAGGATACGATGACGGTACAGCAGATGCTTTTCCTTCTTATGCTGAATTTGAAGACGGCACTGAATTAACAGATAAAGAGTTGGATATACTTCAAGATCAACATCCAGACTTAATTCACGAACTTGCTTTAGAGTTATTTCAAATGAGAGAGTCTGCTCCTGGATATAAACACGATTGTGCAGCACATGTAGTTCATGAAACTTACGGTCATGGAATGTGCATCCCAGAAAAACATACTTTAATAAAAGAAGGAAACAAATACGTAGTAACTCATTACGACGTAGTTTTTAAAAAAGATAAAAAAGTAGTAAAAGATATTCCAGTAAATGAACTAAAAGTTATTACTCAAAACGAGCATTGGCATAAAGGATATAAGAAGAAAAAGAAATAATAGTATGAAAGTAAAACATTTAAAAAGGCTAATCGAAGAAGCTTATATACAAGTTCTTAGAGAAAGTTACGATCCTGATCAAATGCAAAAAGATGATGAAGAAGATCACGGAGTAGCTTACGACGACGAAGGACGACCATTAGGAGAGGCAGAAGAACCTTCACCAGAAGACCCGGTAGGAGATGAAAAAGCATCTGAAGAGACAGTATTAGAAGATGCTACAGATTCAATGCTTTCTAAATTTCCAACTCTTAAATTAACGTTAGTTAAATTAATGACAGAAGACTTTAAGGAGTTTGTAGATACAATTGACTGGGTATCTCCTAAGCCAACTACATTTAGAGTAAACCTAGTAAACGGACAAGACTTTACACTTAAGTGGACAGGAAAAAACTTTCAAGCACAAATATTAGGTAAGAGGTATATGTTAAGTAATATTAACGACTTCCAACAAGCTTTAGACAAATTAGCAAGACTCTATCAAGAATCCCCTCTTAAAGGAGCAGGAGAAGAAGGAGAAGGAGGAGAAGAAGCAGACTTCGGTAGCGGAGGAGGCGGAGGAGACTTTCCTGGAGAAGAAGGAGGTGAAGAAGCAGCATTTGATGATGCAGGAGCAGCCGGCGGTGAAGAAGGAGGAGAAGATTTAGGTGGAGAAGAGATAGATTTCGAAGCAGGAGAAGAAGGATAAATGAATCTTATTGATAAAATAATACTCGAATGGTCGTATAAGACCAAAAAAGGATACCCTAATCTTAAAAATAAAGAAGATTTAAGGGTATTTGAATCTATGTTCGGTGTTAACCTTCAAGAAATACTAGATAAAGGATATAGAGCATTAAAATTCTCAGAACTAATAAAAAGAGGAGGTCCTAGATTAGTAAAATTTTACGATATGGTTAAAGCAGGGAAGCCCTTCTTTAATTCTAATGGAAATGAAATAAAAATTACTTTTGCATCTGAAGAATACGCTACTCTATTTAATGAAAGAGACGTAGAAGGTATAAAAAAAATAACAGGAGGTAAAGTTAATAATTTTCCTTTCTTTTTAGATAGTAAAAAAAATTCAATTACTCTTAACGATTTGTTAAAAACTCCTGATTTTGGAGGCAAAGGAGCTGGTTCTGGTACTGTAGTAGAAGATGAAAATTTATATATTCTTAAAAAAAAATTAGATAATTTAATAGGAATAGAAGGAGGTACTATAGATGTTATAGTAGGAAGTAGAGAATATAAAATTAGCGGAGCTGAAACTCAACCAGGTATGCCGAAATCAGATTTTAACCTTCTTGATGAGAAAGGAACACCGGTAGTGTTTATATCTCACAAAAAAGCAGGAGGAAAAGGAGCAACTGCAGATGATTTTATAAGATGGAGCGGATATACTAGGTATGCAAGTCACCCCGAAGTAGAGACTTTTAACACAGCTCTTAAACAATTTTTAATTGATAATAAATTAGAAGGATTACCTAATAAAACTAGGTTCATTTCTTCAATAAAAGACAAAGAGTTAATTAGAAAATTAATATACGGACCCGAATACGGCGGTCCAGCTAGTAAAGAAAACTGTAATATAATTATTCAAGGGGAGGTTGAGTTTGAAAACAAAGGGAGCAACAAATACAAGCTTTCAGGTGAACATGTACTACTACCCCCTAATACCCCTAAAGGAGAGTACGAACCATACTTAACCGCAGGGTATAGAGGAGACAGACAAATGTTTGGTATATTAAATAACGAAGCAATAGCAATGACTAAAGCGATAGCCAATCGAGCCTCTAATGTTTACTTGCTAAAAGGTAGCAAGTTCGAAAAAATTAAGTAGTTATGGCACAAAATATCAAAAAAATAATAGCACAAGAATATTTAAAATGTGCTAAGGATCCTGCATACTTTATGAGAAAGTACTGCTATATACAACACCCTACTAGGGGTAGGATACTATTTAACTTATACCCGTTTCAGGATAAAGTACTACATTTATTTAGAGATCACCAATACCTTATAACATTAAAGTCTAGGCAGTTAGGAATATCAACTCTAGCTTCTGGCTACTCTCTATGGTTAATGTTGTTTCATAAAGACAAAAACGTTTTAGCCTTAGCAACTACACAAGCAACAGCTAGAAACTTAGTTTCAAAGACTATGTTTATGTATGATCAGCTTCCTAAGTGGTTAAAGCTGCCTGCTGTAGAAAAGAATAAACTATCATTAAGACTAAAAAACGGTTCTAAAATTACAGCAAAATCATCAAATGCAGATGCAGCAAGATCTGAAGCTGTATCCCTGTTGCTGATAGATGAAGCAGCATTTATAGACAATATACAAGAAACATTTACAGCAGCACAGCAGACACTAGCTACTGGTGGTCAATGTATGGCTTTATCAACTCCTAATGGAATTGGTAACTGGTTCCACCAAACATGGGAAAAAGCAGAATCTAGTGAAAACAGTTTTGTTCCCGTAAGGTTACCCTGGACTGTTCATCCTGAAAGAGATCAAGAGTGGAGAGAAAAACAAGATGCTGACTTAGGTCCTAGAATGGCAGGACAAGAATGCGACTGTGACTTTCTAGCTTCTGGAGATACCGTATTTGAACCAGATGACTTAAGTTTTTACGAACAAACATACCAAAAAGATCCTTTAGAAAGAAGAGGGGTCGACGGTAATTTATGGATTTGGGAAGGAGTAGACTATAATAAGTCTTATATGGTTGTAGCAGATGTTGCAAGAGGTGATTCAGCTGATTATTCAGCATTTCACGTATTTGACATAGAAAATGCAGTTCAAGTAGGAGAGTATAAAGGTAAGTTATCTCCAAAAGACTTCGGCAACGTACTAGTAGCAATAGCAGCTGAATACAACGATGCTCTACTGGTAGTAGAGAATGCAAATATTGGGTGGGCTACTATAGAACAGGTTATGGAACGGGAATACCGTAATATATACTACAGTGCTAAGAGTCAAATGGACACAGTTGAGTCTTATATGGCTAAGTACGAAAGGGATAAACTTGTACCCGGCTTTACCATGTCTATGAGAACAAGACCTTTAGTCATAGCTAAGATGATGGAGTATATAAGAGAAAAATCAGTAACAATTCAATCTAAAAGACTTATGGGCGAAATGAGAGTTTTTGTTTGGAAAAACGGAAAAGCTCAAGCTCAAACCAGCTATAACGATGATTTACTAATTTCCTGTGCTACAGCCCTATATGTAAGAGATACTGCTTTGAGGTTACGACAACAGGGTATGGATTTAGCAAGAGCACAATTATCATCATTTACAAACCTAAATGCCCGTAACCAAGCTATAATGTCTTCAGTTGCTTATCAGCAAAATAATCCGTATATTGTTAAAACGGACCATGGTAACGAAGATATATCCTGGATATTAAAATAAACGATATTTATAAATAAACCTGTATTAATGGCAGATACTTCACTATTTAAAAGACTTGGGAGATTATTCTCCTCTGATGTAATTATCAGAAACATTGGCGGCGACCAGTTAAAAGTAGCAGATGTTAATCAAATTCAAACTACTGGTAAGTATGAGACTAACTCTTTAGTAGATAGATTCTCAAGATTGTATATTTACAACAACAAGAATATATTTAATCCTAACTTAAACTACCAGACATTAAGAATACAACTATACTCAGATTACGAAGCGATGGATACTGACCCTCTTATAGCTTCTACCTTAGATATATTATCTGATGAAGCTACTCTTAAAAACGATATGGGAGAAGTATTATCAATTAAATCTTCTGATGAAAATATTCAAAAAGTTCTTTATAATTTATATTACGATGTTTTGAACATTGAGTTTAATTTATGGTCTTGGACTCGAAATATGTGTAAGTATGGGGACTTTTTCCTTAAATTAGAAATTGCTGAAGAGTTCGGTGTGTATAACGTTCTTCCATATACGGTGTACCATATGACTAGACAGGAAGGATTAGATCCTAAAAATCCTGCTAAAGTGACTTTTCAATTAGACCCAGATGGACTTGCATCTTCACAAGATCCAAGTTACAGTCCTAAAAGTAATAAAAAGGTATTAGAATTTGATAATTACGAAATAGCCCACTTTAGGTTAATTTCGGATACTAATTACTTGCCGTACGGTAGATCTTTTATAGAACCAGCTAGAAAAATTTTCAAACAGCTAACCCTTATGGAAGATGCGATGTTGATACACCGTATTATGAGAGCACCAGAAAAGCGAACTTTTTATGTGAACGTAGGACAGATTCCTCCAAATGAAGTAGAGCAATTTATGCAAAAGACGATCAATACGATGAAAAAAACACCGTATGTAGATCCTAACACTGGAGATTATAATTTACGCTTCAACATGATGAATATGATGGAAGACTTCTACCTACCGGTTAGAGGCGGCGATACATCAACTAAAATTGAAACTACTAAAGGACTAGAGTACGACGGTACCAATGATATAGAGTATTTAAGAGATAAAATGTTTGCAGCATTAAAAGTACCTAAAGCGTACTTCGGGTATGAGGGTGACTTAAACGGTAAAGCAACATTAGCAGCTGAAGATATAAGATTTGCTAGAACAGTAGAAAGATTACAAAGAATACTAGAATCAGAACTTACTAAGATAGCTTTAGTGCATTTGTATGCTCAAGGATTTAGAGGCGAATCATTAACTAACTTTGAAATTAAACTTACTAACCCGTCTATTATATTTGAACAGGAAAAAGTAGCCTTATTAAAAGAAAAAGTTGATTTAGCTGCTCAAATGTTGGATACTAAACTATTTCCTTCTGACTACATTTATGATAATATATTTAATTTATCTGAAGATTCATATATGGAAATGAGAGACTTAGTAGCTGAAGATAAAAAGAGACTATTTAGAATTACTCAAATAGAAAACGAAGGTAATGACCCAGCTAAGTCCGGTAAATCGTACGGTACACCTCATGACCTTGCATCTCTTTACGGTAGACGTCAAGGAGAACAAAAAGGAATGCCATTTGGTAAAGTCCCTCCTGGATATGAAGACGATACTCCCGGGATAGGGCAGATAGGACCCGAAGGAGGTAGGCCTAGAACTCATGCTTCTCATTACGGTACAAACAGCGGGCTAGGTGGAAGAGATCCTCTTGGGATAGACGGAATGAAAGGTGGATTTGCCTCAGACAACGAAAACGTTAACGAAAACGAAACTGCCGATAGAGTTGACAATACTTTAGCAAGAACTTTATTTTTCCAAAATAAAGAAATATTTGGAGATACTAAGAAGATAATTTTTGAAAATAAAGAAGAAACTAAAGACGATCTACTTAATGTAGATCAAATCCGTGATTTAGATAATTAATTACTATTTATATAGGTAAGGCGTACTATATGTACAACAAAACAATTTTACAATGCGTATAAAACATAGTAAGTATAAAAATACAGGTCTAATTTTTGAATTGTTAGTTAAGCAAATTGCTGCTGATACACTCAATAAAAAAGACTCACAAGCAGTAGAAATATTAAAAAAATTCTTTACTGGTAAAACAGCTCTAGTTAGAGAGTTTAAACTGTATCAATTTATATCAAAAAATAAATCAGTCTCTCAATCTAAAGCAGAATCTATAGTATCTACTATTATAGAAGTTTCACGTACACTGGATACAGTTTCGTTGAAAAAATTAAAATATGCTTTAATTAAAGAAGTTAAAGACAGTTATAACATAGAAGATTTTTTCTCTATTAGTGTTAAAGATTATAAACCATTTGCTGCTTTATACTGTTTATTAGAAGCTCATAAAGTGACTGATATAATAGACCCAAATTTTTTAGTTGATAATAAAACAACTCTTTTAGAGCACTTAACCAAAGCTACACAAAATAAAGCTAAAGTTAGAGATACTTTAATTGAAGAGTATTCAAAATATGATAAAGATTTAAAACTATTAACTTTTAAAATACTATTAGAAAAATTTAATAGTAAATACGGAGATCTACTACCAGAGCAAAAAAATATACTTAAAGAATTTATCACATCAGTTGATTCTTCAACCAGGTTAAGAAATGTAGTAAATAAAGAATTAAAAAATATTAAAGAACAAATAGTACTTCTAAAAAAATCTATTAACGATGATATTATTACTATTAAGTTACAGGAAGTTGCTAAAACTATAGTTCCTCTTTCTAAAACTAAAAGAGTAACAGATGATCATTTAGTAAATATTATGCAATATTACGAACTAGTACAAGAGCTCAAATCATTATGAAAATAAGTGAGTTAAGAGGTTTAGTAAAAGAATTACTAGAAGAACTAAACGAACAGAGTTCAACCAACGTAGGTGGAGCATCTTTTACACCTGGTACAGGAGCACAGTATGCTACTCCTTATGCTTTTGGAAAAAAAGGTAAAAAAAATAAAGCTACTAAATATGCTACAAAATTAGGATATAAAGTAGTAGATCAAAAAAAAAGACCATATAATACTAAAATGTTTGACTACTTAGATGAGAACAATACAAGAAAAATATAACGCGGTCTTAGAAGAAAATTTTTCTAAGGCACAATTCGTAAGAGACGCTAAGAGAGAGCTGTCTCAATTTTTATCCCCTTTCAACGGCTTTGATGATACTATTGCTATTCTCAAAAATAAAGGAGTACTTAATGAAGCCAAGGTAGAAAAAACTCTTCAATACGATCCACCACCATCTGGTGTATCTTTAGAAGCTCAAGAAAGAGGTATTGATTATGAGTTACAAGCTATGGGATTAATGTCTAACGATACAGTTAGTGAAAAGGATTATGACAAAGCAAGTAAAAAAGCTTTGAAAAATTTAAGCAAAAATCCAAACCACTACTTAGATTTAATCGCTGGTGAATCAAAAAACGTTAATAAACATGATCAAATGATTCCATTGAAAAAAAATAATCATGTGGATGTATTTAATGGAATGAAAAAAGCTGAGCTTAAAGAAGCTAAAGTACTTTTAAAAGAAGGTAAAGTTGAAGATCTTGCAAAGAAATTAAATATTTCAGTAGAGGCTTTAAAAGCAGCAATGGATAAAATAAAAAAAGGTGAAGAAAGAGCAATAGATGCTGCAGCAAGGAAAGCTAAATTCTCTGAAGAAACAGTAAACGAATACGACCAGGCCGATTCAGTTGCTGATTACATAAAAGATTTTTATAAAAACCCAAAAACTGGAATTAGTATAATTGACGACGAAACTATAGACGATTTTTATAGAACCCATCCGGAATGGGAAGAGCAAGCAGATGGTTCTGAAGAAGGTATGCAAGCTGTATTAGATAATTTTAATGAATTCTTATCAGTAAATACCGATTATGTAGATGAAAAGAAAGGTAAAGACCACGACGGAGACGGAGATATTGATGGAGATGATTACATGGCTGCTAAAGATGTTGCTATTAAAAAAGCAATGGGCAAAGATGTAGAAGAAACAAAAGGTGCTCCTGATGGACATTATTTTACTAAATCAGGTAATTTAGTTAAAGGTAGATTAACCCCAGATGCAAAAGAAAGAGGCGCTAGATTAAGCGACCCTAAAGATAAACAAAGATCTAAAGTTCCACCAGTAACTCAGTATAATGAAATGGAGGAAGATTTAGACGTAGGTCATCAAGATGATGAACCAGATATGCTTAAACAATATGCTTACGATATTGCTCATTATGCGGCTAAGCTCTACAAAACTTTACACAAATACGACCAAATGGATCAAGAAGTTGATTTTCCTAATTGGTGGCAATCTAAAGTAATTCTTGCTAAGGAGTATATCTCTAGTGCACAGCATTATTTAGAGTTTGAAGAAAAGCAACCTGCTATAGACCAAATGGCTCTAGAAGAAGGTAGACGTAGAAAAATGAAAGGCGGTAAAGTCGTAACAGAAAATGATTACGAAACTGGCGGATATGTAGAATCTATGGGACCTATGTTAGATAAGGTACTTAAACAACTTATATCAGTATGGGATGAATGGAAAAGTGGACCAGCTACTGAACCAGCAATGGTTCCTTTTGCTAAAAAAGACTTACTAAGCTACGTTGACAGCAAAATACTGGAAGGAGAAGAAGTATTAGAAGGTACTAACGAAGAACATCAAGAAATAAAAGAAGCTTTTAAAGCTATTATATCAAGAGTACTTCAAGAAGAAGTCATAACTGAAGCAGCTACAGGTAATTTAGCTAAAATTGCTAGTCAGTATAGTGACTTTGAAGGAATGCAAGCAGCAGTGAATGATTTAGAGAATGTAGTCACTGATATTGAGTCATACTATGCTAAAACTAAAGAAAAAATTCAAAAAGTATACGATAGCTTTAAAGATATTAAAAATGCTGAAGGATTAGCAGTTGGTGCTATGTTAGGACCAGCTATTGAAGCAGCATTTAAGAAAGACTTGATACCAGTTAAAGGATTTACTTCTGGTTTAGAAATGCCTCAAGTCAAAATGCTAGAAACTGATGAAATTGCAGAAGAAGAACTAGAAGAGAAAGAAACAGTATTTAAACCTATCAATGAAGCTTTAAATCAGGAACTAAAACAATTTGGACCTAATTTAAAGAAGAGATTAGAAGCAATAGGTTTTAAAACAGGTATATTTCAAGGACAAGGCATGGTACCAGTAGAAGCTCAAAAGAAAATACAGAGTAATCCTAATTTAGCAGGTATTGCATATAAACAATACCCTGACGGATATGAATTTATGGAAGTATCAGTTAATAAATCAAAATTTAAAGAGTTAGAAAAAGTTGCAAAATACTTTTCAACACCAGAAGGTCAATACGGTCCAGATAAAGATGCAGGATGGGTAGTTAAAAACATTCGTAACGTTAATCCTGGAGATATCTATAGAAGTAAATTAGGAGGAATGAATGGTTTAGCTACTTTTACTTACTTTAGAGCAGAAGAAGCAGGAAGTAAGTTCGCTACTGATAAAATTAAATCTAGAGATAAGATAGCTGCAGAAGGTAAGAAGTATAAGTATACTAAAAAGAAATAATTATGGCAAATGTATTAGTAAATGTTACACCATTTAAATCCATCCTTCGAGAATCTAAGGAAAGACCTGGAGTATTTGAAGTTGAAGGAGTAATGCAAAGAGCTGGAGCTAAGAATCAAAACGGCAGGATATACGAAAAAGACCTCTTAATGAGAGAAGCTAAAAAGTATGTTGACGAATTCGTTAAAAATGGAAATGCTTTCGGAGAATTAGATCACCCAGAATCAGCTGTTGTTTCTCTTAAGAATGCTTCACATGTAGTTAAAGATTTATACTGGGATGGAGATGACTTAATGGGTAGAGTTGAGTTACTAAACACTCCTGCCGGTAATATAGTAAAAGAAATTATAAAAGGAGGTCATACTATAGGTATATCATCTAGAGGAACAGGCTCAGTTCAACAAACTAACGAAGGGTACTTAGAAGTCCAATCGGACTTTGAATTAGTATGTTGGGATTTTGTTTCCAATCCTTCAACACACGGAGCTTTTATGAACCCAGTTTCCCTAAATGAAGGAACACAGGTAATAAGTAAGTACAGTAAATTAGATAGTATAATTAACGATATACTTCGAGCTTAAGTAGGTTTCTTTTCTAATCATTTGTTTTTGTAATTAGTATATATTTATATACAAATATACAGTTCCTTATACTGTATTAAAAATTATATAAAACTTCACATTACGATTACAATAATCGTACGAACACACAAATTTTTTAAAAATGGCAAACAAAGATTTATTCAAGCAAGCTATTGCTGAAGCTAAATCTGTAAGAGAAGCCGCTATTGCTAACGCTAAAGAAGCTTTAGAAGAGACTTTAAC